CTAAAACTTCTAGGTTCTTTCTTTTCAGTATTACGCAATTCGTCCTTAAGAATTTCTGACCAAGCGATATCTTTAATATCAATATCTCCTGTTGTCATCCTTTTTTCAAATTCATCATACAAATCTTTAAAACTCGGTTTAAAGACACCTTTTTCAAAATCGAAACAATCTAACTTGTCTTTAATTGGAAAAATACCATTTGATGATTTTTTATTAATCGGTGCTAATAAATCATCACCCTTCACTATTTCATATTCATTCAAATCATCGAAATCTTCAAAATAAAGGTCCAATAAATCACTAGCAAAATTTAATTCCTCATCCTTTACAGGGCCTATCGGAATACGACTCGATTTAGACACGTCTTTCACTGTGTGTGGCCCATACACACTTAAGTTTGCCGGTTTCCTACTAATTTCAAACACACCATACAATGGTGATTTTACGAAATTACTATTTTTTGGTACAAAAACACTCATATCTGTATTTAATTTTAAACCACTACAATTACTGACTACTTTGTTGTTAATTTCCGCACTTAATTTTAAACCATTATCAACACTAGACAGCACATCAAATATTTGCTGCCTACATAAACTAGACCACTGCAAAGTTACTCCCACTTGTTTACCATCATGACCAGCTACGTGCATTCCCAATAGAAAACCTTGTCTAGAAACTACCATAGCTCCACACATTCCTGGATAATGCAATCCTTTATATGTAATCGGATCCAAAATTTTATTATTATACTCACCAATTGGATAAACTATCGGTCCATATTGAGAGGGATTTGTTATTATACCCTCTAATTTAATAATTTTATTAGGGAATACTAAACCAATTGCCGGATCTCGATTAAAAGGTTGAAAACAACTCGCCAATTTAGGGAAAGGAGACGGGTAACCATCGCTTAAAGAAACAATAGCTACATCATTCTCAACATTTTTATATATTAACTCTACGGGTGAGTGATCAATTATTCTATGGTTATCTTTCCTATCTTTATATACAGTTACTTGCAAACGCCTGTCTAAAACTAAATGATATGGTACTACTATTCTCCTACCTGATATTAATCCATGACAAGATACTCTCTTATCTAAACCATATTCTGTAAAAACCATATCTATTTCAAACATTTGCGTTGTAATTTTGGGTAACATACTATGTAAACCTACTAAATTCAATTCTTCAAATGAGTCGTGTTCAACACTACTACCGTTATCCAACTTTGTAACAAAAGCCCCTTCATGTTGGAAATTAGATTTACTTTTGTAAATTAGAGTAGTTACTACTAATCCTAAAACTAAAGACCCACAAGCCACAACAGGATTCGTCATGACTAAACACAAAAAATCGCTAAGTAATTGTTTGCAAACTTCTAAAGCGTGTTCAAAATAAGAGGAAACCAAATTCTTAACGTAATCGCATTTACTTTCCGCTATAAAAGGATTATTATCTCTAACAAATCTAATATCGGCTTCTACTAATGTATTATTATCTAGTTGTATCTTTTTCATACTTCTAATGCCCATTATAATGGTTGTTAACCACAATAAAAATGCATTTTGATCTTCTGTATCACAGTAAGTGTCAATTGCAACATTTCTACTTTGCAAAAACTCTCTAAAATCTTGAGGAAAATCTTGTACAAATTGTTTTGTTCGAATATCATAATACTTAAAATTAGCCACTCCTTTCATTAAATTACCTTCTCCTTTTACATGTTGAAAATCAAAAACGTAGCCTCTTCTCCATAAAGCCTCTGGGTGTTCTATACAATCTTTAGTTGTAAACCCTTGTAAATTGGTAAAATTGTTTGTTGTCAACAATATGATTTCACTATTAAAATATTTAGTATCCTTTAAACTAGCTTCTGCACAATCCAAAGGCAATTTCACCGCAGATACCCAATTAATCAAATTTCTC